TTTCAATCAGCAGTGTGGTGGGCAGAGGAAAAGCTGAAGGAGAAGAACACATGAACACTTGTCCAAATTGCGGAAAGGTAGCAGGTCTTCACTCAAGCATATTGCAAGGGTGTATGTGTCAATACTCTATGCAAGCACCACCACAGCCAGAGCAAGAGCCTGTGGCGTGGCTTATTACAGATGAAAAAATCAACAGCCTTCAAGTGGATTCAATTCACCGCTTGGTTGACCGAGCAAGACACGCACACATGACTGACATCAAGTTGCGTATCAACGGTCAAGATGAGTGGCATCAGGCTGATTGGCTGAAGCATCTAACTCGCACCACCCCACCACAGCCAGAGCAAAAGCCTGTGGCGAAGGTTGACGCAAATGACGAAGGCTATTGGGCGGAAATACTGCCAGACCGAAGCGTAAAGGTTGGTCAGCTTTTATACGCCACCCCACCACAGCGCACATGGGTAGGGCTGACGAATGAGGAGATACATGAAAGCAAACCCCCCTTGTCTAATGACGCAGTGGTTTGGGAACTTGCTGTTGAATGGGCAGAAGCCAAACTCAAGGAGAAGAACACATGATTGATCGGCTCATACTCAGCGTGGCGCTTATGGCAACAGGGTGGAATGGCTTGTTCCCCGAACCCACGCCGCCAGTGGAAAAAACGCTGAAGCAAAAAGCAAAAGAACGACAGCTAAGTGAAATCTGTCTGAGAAAAGACAAAAGACACCAAACTGATACTGTAAAGCGTATGTGTAAACGATGGAAGGAGCAACAAGGTGCTTGAGGTACACGACATCAACGGCAGACTCACGACACGCAATGTTTGGTACACGACCGATGACTATGGGACGTTATGGCGGTTCGTTGTAACAGAAGGCGGTGTTCGATTTTGGTGGGATGCAATTCATGAAACAGCGATGATGAAAATTCTTGGATACACAGATTGGAGTAGAACATGATGGATAAAGAAGCAATTCAAAAAGCATGGAACATGATGTCCATGCACAACAGCGAACTATTGCTTGAGAACGAGCAGTTAAAGAAACAGCTTATGCGCCAGAGCTTTTGGTACGCAATCAAGCGAGCAATCAATATTTGGAGGGGGAAAGAATGATTGAAGCAATCAGAACATTTTTTGGTAAATCGCGTGGGGAACACGGGGAGCGCAGAACGGTCGTGCAAGAAGGTCTTGTATGGCGGTGCAGTAACTGCTACCTTATATTTTTAACCAAGTCCGCTGGAGATGACCACAAATGCCAAGACCCAAGAGTGAACTGACCACCAACCCAAAAATTGTTGGGGCGAGGTTAACAGAAGAACTTTTTAAAGAATGGCGCAAACTTGGAGGCAGTGTATGGTTAAGAAAGTATCTGATAGAACACAGAAAAAAAAGATTGACGATGGAGAACCAAAAATCCTGAGTCAAGAACAGCTACTTAAATGGTGGCCTTTTGATCGTGTGGACGGGCAATCACTTGAACGTCTACATAGAAAAATAAAAAAAGAAGAAGTGCTCAAGCACTCAGAAGACGCGTTAGTTTAATTAACCAAGGAGAGAGAAATGACTACAACCAAAAAACCACGTGACACAGTGAAATCAAGAAAAATCTTGTCGTACATGACATATCACCCAAATGCAACGACAGAACAAATTGCATCAAAATTTAACATCACTAAACAATACGTGTATGTGATGCGCCATAAGATACGCAAGATGGCAAACACCTTGACACCGAAGACCGCGATAACCCCAATTGTCAAACCCGCGATTGTTGAAAAACATTTTGGTATAGACATCGACAAAGTGCATGACCCAGTGAATGAGCCACAACCCGACCCAGTGAACCATCCTTGGCATTACAAAGTTGGTGGGATTGAGACGATTGACTTTATTGAAGCCAAGGGATTGAATTACAACCTAGGTAACGCCATAAAGTACATCACACGAGCCGACCACAAGGGAAGCAAGGCGCAAGACCTAGCCAAAGCTATTTGGTATCTACGAAGAGAAATAACAAACAATGTCCCTAATAACTCTTGATTTTGAAACGTACTACACCGACACAGACCTTGGGTTCAAAAAGCAGACGACTGAAGAGTACGTGCGAGACCCTCGGTTTGAGGTCATAGGTGTAAGTGTTCAGGTGGATGCTGAAGACCCAGTTTGGTTTTCAGGGACACATGAACAGATACGTAAGTTTTTCAAGCAGTTTGACTGGAAGGGTAGTGCTGTCTTGGCGCACAACACGCTGTTCGATGGCGCTATCCTCAGTTGGATTTTTAACATCAAGCCGATGGCATTGTTGGATACATTGTCAATGGCGAGAGCATTGCATGGGGTAGATGCAGGTGGTTCACTTGCCGCCCTTGCGAAGCGCTATGAGATTGGGGAGAAGGGCGATGAGGTTGTCAAAGCAATTAACAAGACACGCTTAGACTTTACAGAAGAAGAGTTGGCACTGTATGGTGAGTACTGTAGGAATGATGTACGCCTGACATACAAACTATTCTTGTTGATGATGCCAAGCTTTGACCCTGACGAGTTGAAGTTAATAGACATGACGTTGCGCATGTTCACCGACCCGATGTTGTATGTGAATCAGGATACCCTGAAAGAGCGATTTGATGACTTGGCAAAAGAGAAATCAGATTTGCTTGCTTCACTGATGACTGACCTTGATTGCGCCACAGAAGAAGAGGTGCGTGAGAAGCTGTCGAGTAACGCCAAGTTTGCCAAGGTGTTGGAGAAGCTGGGTGTGCCTGTGCCGATGAAGATGAGCGAGAAGCAGAAGAAGGAAGTGCCAGCGCTTGCGAAGAAGGACGAGGGGTTCATCGCACTGACTGAGAGCGAAGATACTTTTATTCAACACCTGTGCGCTGTGCGTTTGGGGACGAAGTCTACGCTTGAAACCAAACGACTTGAACGATTCATGGGTATAGGGTTACGCAACAAGGGCAGACTGCCTATCCCGTTGAAGTATTACGGCGCACACACTGGGCGTTGGTCAGGCACAGACAAGGTGAACTTCCAGAACTTACCGAGCAGGGATGCCAAGAAGAAAGCGCTGAAGAAAGCCATCGTGCCACCTGAAGGCTATGTGGTAATTAACTCTGACTCATCGCAGATTGAGGCTCGGGTACTTGCGTGGGTGTCTGGTCAGGAAGATGTTGTCAAGCAGTTTGCTGATGGCGAAGATGTCTACTCAATATTTTCATCGTCGGTTTACAACAGGAAGATCACTAAAGCTGATGAGGTAGAACGATTCGTGGGTAAGACATGTATCTTGGGATTGGGCTTTGGTACAGGGGCGTTGAAGCTACAACACACATTGGCTACAGCTCAACCAGTAAGCGTGAAGCTCCCCGAAGAACAATGCAAAACCATTGTGGGTATTTATCGGGAGAAGAATTACAAGATACCTGAACTATGGGGTGACGCTGACAGGATGCTTGACACCATGATGAATGGCAAGATCAAGAAACCAATCCAGCTTGGTGAGCATGGTTGTTTGTTCTACGACAACGACGGAGTGATTCTCCCTAATGGCCTGCGCATACGCTACGCCAACTTGAGGCGCATGGACAAGGACGGTAAGTCACAGATTGTTTACGATTCACGCAGGGGTGAAATCTCAACTTGGGGCGGCAGTATCACTGAGAACGTGGTGCAAGCCCTAGCAAGAATTATCGTGGGTAAGCAGATGCTTGCCATATCTGAAAGATACAGAGTAGCTTTGACAGTACATGATGCGGCAGTCGTTGTCGTGCAAGAAGACGACGTACCTGAAGCCGTAGCGTATATCAATAAAGTAATGTCTACCCCACCCGACTGGGCGACAGGCTTGCCAGTGGCATGTGAAACAAAAGTCGGTGCAACCTATGGAGACTGCTGATGAGTGGAATAAATGCTAATCTAGAAAGAATACATAAACGTATAGACCCGAACCGTAGAAATACTGTTTCTACAAAAGAAGTGAATGAAAGATTCCGTGGCAATTTAAAAATATTGTCTATGGGAAGAGTATCAGAAGGTATAACGTACCCATCAGTAAGAGACGCTTTTAAGTCTGACCCAAAGGTAAAAGACGGGATTAGATATTTTCTTAGTCAGTTGTATGACACACTAAAAAGCAAGGACGGATTTTTTACAAAAGGTGTAGATGAAGAAGTTTGTCAAACAATTTTGAAGTATCCAAAAATAATTATTGAATCAGACTTTCAACCACCTGACAATGATTGGATTAGTTCTTTCATTGAAGAAGGCAAAATAAAATTACCCTTTCCAAAGATAGGTGTGATAGCTGGGTATTTACATGACGCCCCTAGCCAGTCTAATTTGCCATATTTTGGCAGGTCAGCCGCAGGAAGGGTAAATAGATTTAGTTTTTACACAGTGTCCCAAGACTACGACGGTATTTTAATAAGCGCGTTTCTTTCTTCTAGTGTAAATGCACCGTTGTATGTTGCGTCTATAAGGTTAGAAGTAACTCCAGATAGAGACAATCAAGTTTTGGGTATATACCCCGTTATCCCTCATAGTCAAGAGGGATGGCTAGACAGCGAAATGATACATGTCATATCAGATGCTGTATTACGCACAATCTATATGATGACTTACCACACAGGTGATGCGTACATATCTACACCCACCCCTAGAGAAATAGAAGTAAATCAGAAGAAGCTACGTAAAGGCAAAACTCCGCTGATTGAGTTTCGACTGATTTCAATTACAGGGAAAGAACAACCCAAGACCCCCTCAACAACTCACGATACACATGCATCGCCTCGGCAGCACTGGAGGCGTGGTCACTGGAGATCATATAAATCTGGAAAGCGTACTTGGGTAGCGCCCATGCTTGTAGGCGATGAGGCCAATGGCAAGATCATTAAGGATTACGCCATAGGTAATTACAAAGAAAAACGATATGATTGGGCTTCCCAAACCACGTGAAAATCAGTCATGGAAGCACACGAAGTCAAATGGTCTTACTCCAGTCTTAAAGATTATCAAAACTGCCCACGGCAGTATCAAGAAATCAAAGTACTGAAGAACTACACCAAGTTCCCCACCGCAGAAATGCGATACGGGACAGAGGTACACAAAGCGGTAGAAGATTATGTGGGAGAGGGTAAGCCCCTTGCGCCTGACTACCAACGCTTTGCCAAACAACTCCAACCCCTGATTGAGATGGAAGGCGTCAAGCATCCCGAACTACGCATGGCGCTAGGGTTTGATCGCAAGCCGTCTAAGTGGGGCGACTACTGGGTGCGTGGTATTGCTGACTTGGTCGTCTTGAATGGCGACACTGCGTTTATTGTGGACTACAAGACAGGCAGTAGTAAATACCCTGACCCCAAACAGTTACAGCTGATGGCCTTGATGGTCTTTTCACACTACCCTGAAATCGTAAATATCAAGGCAGGGCTTCTGTTTGTTATGCACGAACACTTCTTTCCCTCCGAATACCACAGAGAGGATGAGGAAAAACTTTGGGGCGACTTTTACCCCCATCTTGAACGCCTACGCCTTTCGTACGAGAATGGTGTCTGGCAAGAAAACCCTACGCCATTATGTGGTTGGTGTCCCGTGAAGCGATGCCAGTTTCATAAGGAAAGATAAATGAAAGACGATAGATTGATAGGCGTAATCTATCAAGCCCATGAAGGAGAAACAACATGCCTTACGTGAACAAACCTAGACCGTACAAAAAAGAATATCAACAGCAGAAAGCCCGTGGTGAATTGGCTAACCGCATGGAGCGTCAACGTGCGCGTCGCGCGATGGACAAGAAGGGCAGGGATGCTAATGGTGATGGAACAGCTGATGCTCGTGAGGGTAAAGACATTGCGCATCGCAAGGCGCTGTCAAGAGGCGGCTCAAACGGTGATGGTGTACGTGTCGAAAGCCCTGCTTTGAATCGTTCATTCAAACGTAATTCATCGGGTGCTTTGGTATCGGAAACCAGCAAACGTGAAAAAAAGTTGAAAAAATAACTTGACAAATAAAAAACTGACTCCATAATTCAATACATCAAGCGTTGTGAGTCGAGAAGAGGTGAATGAAGCTTGATCGGGCGTAAGGCATGAGTGGCTCGTAGACTTAATTGCATAGTCGTAACCATTGTCAGTTGATCGGCAGGTCCATGAGCGTTAGTCCGCTTCATGCTCCACTGCGACAGGGTCAATCGTGCGGGGCGTTCCCCGCACGTAAAGCAGTTTGAATTCAGTCAAGGGGAATAAGTGGAAATCGTGAACAACATAGCTGTGCGTTTTGAATGTCCTAGCGACATTGCACAGACAATAAAAAGCTACATCGAACGTAGCGAAGTGCTGGATGAAAAAGACGGCATTGCTGATGTCGTAGTGCATTGGGGTCTTGATGAGATGCAACGTCTCTCGTACCTTACCCCGCCCACCATAAAAGTTCCATCGCCCATTGAGCGTGACTATGCATGGCCGGGAATGTTTCAACCGTTCAATCACCAAAAAGATACTTCACGATTCCTAACTCTGAACAAACGTTCGTTTTGTTTCAATGAGGCTGGTACAGGTAAAACATCAGCGGCTATATGGGCGGCTGACTATTTAATGAATCAGGGATTGGTGAAACGTGTGTTAGTCGTCTGCCCTCTGTCAATCATGCAGTCCGCATGGCAAGCAGATTTGTTTAAGACTGCAATGCACAGGACATGTGGTATTGCACACGGCACAACATCAAAGCGCAAAAAGATCATCAATGGACTCTATGACTTTGTCATCATCAACTACGACGGTGTTGGTGTCATGGAGAAAGAGATTGCTGGCAAGTTTGATTTAATCATCATTGACGAAGCCAACGCATACAAAACCGTATCCACAAAGCGCTGGCGCACCCTTGCAAGGATACTGACCAAGGACACGTATCTTTGGATGATGACAGGCACACCTGCATCGCAGTCGCCAGAGGATGCGTTTGGGCTTGCCAAGCTCATAAACCCCAACGGAGTGCCACGCTATGCCACGGCATGGAAAGACTCTGTGATGCGCCAAGTAACCAAGTTTAAGTGGGTTCCGAAACCCGACGCGCAGGACACAGTGTTCAAGGCGCTTCAGCCAGCCATTAGATACGAGAAGGCGCAGTGTCTTGATCTACCAGAAGTTACTTATCAGACACGGGTTGTACCGCTCACACCGCAAGCGATGAAGTATTACAGAGAACTTTTAAAAGAGATGCAGATACAAGCAGCTGGAGAAACAATCAGCACAGTCAATGCCGCCGCCGCACTGAGCCGCTTGCTTCAATTATCAGGCGGGGCTGTGTACACAGATGATGGCAACGTGGTTGAGTTTGATGTTCAGCCTAGATTGTCAGTGTTGCATGAGGTACTTGATGAGTCGCCCCATAAAGTAATTGTGTTCGTGCCGTACAAACACACACTATATCTAGTAAAAAATTATTTAGAGAAGAATGGCATCACCAATGAAATTATTTCTGGAGACGTAAGCGCAAGCAAAAGGTCAGCCATATTTAATTCATTCCAAACCATAGCGCACCCACGAGTACTATTGATTCAACCGCAAGCCGCATCGCATGGGGTAACGCTTACAGCGGCTGACACAGTTGTATTTTGGTCTCCAGTAATGTCTGTAGAGACATACTTACAGTGTATTGCTCGGATTGATCGCGTAGGACAAAAAAACAAAATGACGGTAATTCACCTCCAAGGGTCTGAGGTGGAGCGGCGCATGTACACAATGCTTCAGAACAAAGTAGACATGCACGAACAATTAGTAGACCTGTACAGAGTGGAAATTGAAGAAGGAGAAATCAATGAGTGACACAGATGTGTTAGTAGAAACCTATTTGACAATCAGACGCAAACGTGAGAACCTAAAAGCTGAGTACGACTCGGCAGATGCGGAACTCAAAGAAGATATGACGCGCTTGGAACAAGCGTTGCTGGCAGTTTGTAATGAGGCGAATTTGAATGGATTTAAAACAGTACACGGCACTGTCACTAGGACAGTCAAAGAAAGATTTTTTTGCACTGATTGGGATTACTTCAGGAAGTTTGTCGAGACAGAAGGCTCGATTGATTTGCTTGAACGCCGCATCCATCAACGCAATTTCAAAGAATTCATGAACGGTCGGGAATCTAAAGGGTTACCTCCCGGAGTGAATGCCTTGCGCGAGTTTGACATAACAGTGCGCAAGGCCAGTACAACCAGTGAAACTTCAGTTTAAGGAAAAATAAATCATGAGTAATGATCTCGCAACCATCATGCAGTCGTCCGACATCGTTGAGCTTGGACTTGATGAAGATACCCTTGCCGTTGCAGGGGGAGCAACAAAAGGTAACAAACGTATTTCGATTGAAGGGCGCGTGTTTCGCAAAATTGTTGGCGGTAAGGAGCAGAGTGTCAACACTGACATTTCTATGAATGTGATTTTTGTGAAGATGGCGCATGAAGCTTCACGCACATACTACAGCCAGACATACAAGAAGGGTGTGAAGATTGCCCCCTCTTGCTGGTCAAGTGACTCCAAGACTCCTGACCCAGATGTAAAAGAAGCACCCGCTTCAGCCTGCGCTGACTGCCCCAACTCTGTAAAGGGTTCAGGTCAAGGCGGTACAGGTACAGCTTGCCGCTTGTCTTGGCGCACTGCCGTGGTGTTGCCTAATGACCCTGCTGGTGATGTCTATCAGTTGGTGTTACCTGCTACATCAGCGTTTGGTAAAGAAGAAAACGGTCGTTGGCCTTTCCGTCCGTACATTCAGATGCTTGCCAACAACAACGTGTCTGCTGGGCGCATCGTGACCAAGATGGAGTTTGATACCAACTCTTCTACACCAAAGTTGTTGTTCTCTCCACAAGCCGCAGTGCCAACTGATGCACGTGAAATCATTGCACGTCAGAGCAAATCGTCTGCCGCTGAGAACGCAGTGAAATTGACTGTGTTCAAGATGGACGAGACTGCTGAAGCCGAAGCACCTGCACAGGCCACACCCGAACCTACGAAGCGCGAGACTGCGAAAGCCGCCCCCGCCAAGGTAGAGGAAGTCAACGACGTTTTGAAGAAATGGTCTAAGAAGTAATGAGCAGAGGATATAGCCCTGAGTTGTTGGACTTGATTGATAACACGAACGTATATCGGTTAGGGGTTGATCTTGCGAAGGTTTGTGTCAAAGCAAATCTTCCGTCTGCCTACATAGCGCAAGTGTTTGATGTCACCCGAGCAACCACCCACACGTGGTTTAGAGGCGGGGCTATACGTCCTAAGAAGCGGCAACGTATAGAAACATTCATCGCTTTAGTCGAGGAGGATTTAAAAAAAGGTATCTTGCCTTGCAAGAGCCTACGCGATGCAAAAGCATATTTGAGGGACATGATTGGACGTCCCATCAAGCCTGCTTCTGATAGCAAAACGGGCTGAATAAGCTATTTCATTTGTTGGCGGGGTAACTCCCGCCGTTTTTGTCTCTGCGATCATGAATAAACAATTTTTTGAGAAAGTATTGCCAGCGCAGGGCAACATTTGTGTAGTAGGTATCAAAGATAAGAGCGTAAAGCCACGGTTTGTTGATGACATTGATAGCGCCATTGAACAGATGGTTGCTTTTGACAAAGACGACTACAACACATTCTTTGCACTGGGGACATTTGAGGGGTACGAACGTAAGGCGGCAGGTTGTATTTTCATGCGCGCCTTCTTCGTTGATTTGGATTGCGGTGAGGGGAAGCCGTATACGGAGTGGGCAGATGGGTTAATTGCAATACACAAGTTTGTACAGACCACTGATCTGCCAAAACCAATCATCGTCAATTCTGGGCGCGGTATACACGCATACTGGCCTTTTGATGATGAAATACCTGCTGAGGATTGGAAGCCCTACGCTGAAAAGTTCAAGGCATTCTGTCTAGACAACGATTTGCACATTGACGAAACAGTCACAGCAGACTTAGCACGAGTCCTCAGAGTACCGGGGTCTCGCAATCTCAAGGGCGAGCCGTTGCCTGTTGAAGTCATACAAGATGCTGAGCCAACATCATTCGAGTACTGGACTGAACGTCTTGGCACAGTTGAGCTGCCGTTTGATCTGAAGAAGGTTGAAAAGGGTCTTGACCCTGACACCAAAGCAATTTACGAAAAACGTAACGACAATTTTGAATATGACTTCATGCGCATCGCGCAAATGAGTATAGAAGGGAACGGTTGTGGGCAAATTAAATATATCCTCGAAAACGCCGCTAGTTGTCCAGAGCCGATCTGGTACGCTGGAATATCTGTCGCCGCTCGGTGTCGTGATGGCAGTACTGCCATACATCTCATGTCAGAAGACCACCCAAAATATTCTTGGGAAGAGACTGAGCGAAAAGCCGCCCAATCCCTTGAAGTCGACTGGTCATTTAGTTGCGATGCCTTTGAACGATCCAATTCAGGAGGATGCAAAGGATGCGCCTATGCAGGTAAGTTTGGAAAACGTGGGCCTATCGAACTTGGCAAAACCCTTAGAACCCCACAACAGCCCATTGACAGAGAGCTTGATGAACCCCAAACAAATACGCAGGAATCAATTCGGGTCGAAGCGCATACCGAAAAAATTCCTTTCTTCCCCGATGCCCTCTATCCATTTTCCAGAGGAATTAATGGAGGAATCTATTTCCAACCAGCTCCCAGAGCAACAAAAAAAGGAATGGTTCAAGACCCCCCAGAAATGATTTCTGCTGTGGACTTCTTTCCAACGCAACGGGTATTTAGTCCACATGATGGGGAATGTTTGGTAATGAGGGCGGTGTTACCAATAGACCCAACCCGTGAATTTTTACTGCCACTAAAAGATGTTGGTGCAGTCGATAGATTGAAGTCGGCGCTTTTGTTTCAAGGTATTAACTTTGACCAGCGCCACGCTCCAATGGTATCAAGCTACATCACTAAGTGGATGGATTTTTTAATGCAAACACAAAGGGCAAGCATCATGAGAATACAACAAGGATGGACAGAAAACAACGAGTCATTTGTATTGGGTACAACAGAGTACATGGCAGACGGCGAAGAGCGATACTGCCCGCCATCCCCGATAGCAAAGAACGTGGTGAAGAACATTCAAGAGAAAGGTACATTCGATGAATGGAAGAAAGCCATTCAAATGTTTAATGACCCTGGCTATGAATACCACGCTTTTGCTGTGCTGTGCGGTTTGGCTTCCCCGTTGATGCAGTTCACCAACGTCAACGGTGCTATTTATTCTTTGTTTGGTGAAGCTGGCAACGGAAAGACTGGCGCACTAAATGGCGCTTTGAGTGTATGGGGTAACTGCGAGAACTTGGCGGTCTTTGACGCCACGCAAAACGCCCTGATGCAACGGATGATTACCTGCAAAAACATTTTGTTTGGTATGGATGAGCAGTCAAACACAGACGGTAAGGTCGTATCTCATATAGCCTACAACGTGTCGTCTGGTGCGCCCAAGCTACGGCTTCAGGCATCCGTGAACCAAGAACGAGAGATGTCATTTGTCACAAACCTGTTGGCAATCATTACTACAAACACGCCACTCAAGGACATCATTGCGCTATACAAAGCAAACACAAACCCAGAGGATGTACGGATTATTGAACCAGAAGTCCCACGCCCATCAGAGCCGGGCTACGAGTTGAACATGGCGCGGGGTCTGTTGATGTTTGAACCGTTGAAGTTTAATTACGGCTTTGCTGGCCCTGTCTACGTCAAGGACTTGTATCAACAAACTCTACCTGAAGTTAAAAAGCGCATCCGTAACGAGTACCTTGATTACAGCCGCGCCTATACAGACAATGCTGAGTACCGATTCATTGCCAACGTGCTGGCAGTGACAAGGGTGGCGGGAGAGGATGGCAACAGACTCGGCCTGTTTAACTTTGATCTAGACCGCATCATTGGCGTGGTGGGGCAGGGCATCATGGACACAATCAACGGCAAGTCCAAAGACAAGACCAGCGCTTACGAAGACATCCTTGGTGACTTCATCAATAAATACATTCAATCTGCGTTGGTCATCAAAGACGGTCGTACATCAACCGAACCAAAGCAAGCGCTATACATCCGTGCTGAAGTCGATGAGGGCAAGATATACATCTCCACCTCTGCCATGAAGACATACCTCAAAGACATCAAGCTGGGTGTCAGGGAATTTGAATCCAATCTTCAACGTCGAGGGACACTCAAGAACAAAATTCGCAAGCAGATGGCTTCAGGGTGGAAGGATGCATTTGGCACAACAAACATCCAAGCCTACGAGTTTGAAATGGACATGACTCACCTCTTCCCTGTAAATGAAGAAGCTGTCGTCAGCGAGTAAGCCCTACGATGAACCCGTCTGGTTGTTTCCCTATCCAGCCATGCTGGTGGGGGACAGCTTCTTTATACCGACTATGAAGCCCGCGTACTTGACGTATGCGGCTGATAACGCGGCAAAGAAAAGCGATGTAAAAGTAAAAATACACACCGTCACTGAAGACGGTGTTCTTGGCATACGTGTTTGGCGCGTGTCTTAGGGCTTGACGTCAAGCATATCGAAGGCTTCAACCAACCTGTGCTTGACCAAGCTTGACATGTCGTTGAGTTGCTTGAGCTGCTCTTTGCGTTCCATGATGGTTAAATCTTTGTTTGCGCGAACTTGGTTTGCCATAGTGCGGATGTTGCGCAGCGTTCCATTTACTTGCGTGTTGTAAAACTGTACGGCAGGATAAGCAGTGGGGTTGTCTTCCATAAATTTTTCCAACTGCTCTGGGCGGTCTTTAAGCGAATTAATGCGCTGCTCCATCTGTTTGACCTGCTTCTCAATGCTACTGAATTCACGGGCATCAATGTTTGATCTAGAGCCAATAAAACTACTGAGGAACACCATGTCATTCTTTGGATCAAATTCTTTTGCCCCAGCCACAGTCAATCCAACATTCGTTGCGCTTGAGGCCATCTTTGCCATACCATCAAAATAGTTGTTGGCAAAGAAGTACATGGTGTTTGGACTCCAGTCCACTGCGCCATTTGTTGCATCAAACAATTCTCTGGCAGCTTTCTTGTACATCTCTGGAATGTTGTCGCCACCTGTATAGGCATCGCCAAACCGTGATTGACGGTTGTTGTATATCTCACGCCCCAGACCATCCAAGTTCATCACATACTCAAAGAACGGACGGAACATAGATGGCGTTACTGAGTCCATAGCAAACGCTGGGAAATTGTCTATCGGACTGATACGCGATACCGGCAAGGGCAGGAATGAATCAACTCCAGTAACCAAGATGTTCCCAAACGCATCAAGTAGGGATGTCCTGCCAGATGCAATAGAAGCTATCTGCGCACCAGCAGATGCAAACGCGCCAAGACCGAAGCCCCAAGGGATTTGAATAATCAAGTCTGTGCCGGGTATGTGGAAGCGAGCGTTCCGAGTCCAGCGTGCCATGTCATCTGTAACAACTTTGTTACGACCTTGGTCATCGTCTTCTGCCATCATCAGCGCCATGTAATACATAGCCACGCCTGTACCGATCAAACCTGTAGCCATGTACCGTGCATTAGTTTGACGTTGTTTGAGTTCTTTTACCGCGCTCTCAATCTGTTCTTCAGTGCGGCCCTGTGCAGCAGCCTCTTCTCTAAAGTTTGCTTCATTAAAACCAAACGCTGGAGCCAACGCCTCAATAGCTCTGACTGCACCTGTGGCAGCTGGACGGAAGAACATGAACAATGCGCCAGCACCCCTGCCCCAACGCCCTACCTGTTCAAAGTTGGCTAGGTTCTTGGCGTACTCAACTGCCTGAGCCTTAGCATCAGTTAGCGCATCAGCGTCGTTTTTAAACTTGCCACTTGACTTGTTCTCAGCAAAGAACTGATCCTTCAACATGCGGTATGTAGCGGCACGGCTAGACAATTCAAACATGTCGTTATAGATATCAATGAACTTATCTACCTGATCTTTCTTTTGCAAGATGCCACTGCGACCGATCTCTTTCATCAGTCCATCAAGCGCACCCTTGGCAGCAAGCCCTTGGAGATACGACACGCGACCACCCAACTGTACGTACTCAAGCAGGTCGGCATAGTATTGATCTTTAGCGGCAAGCTCTCTTAGCTTATCGAACTTACCGTTTGCGTAAAGATTTGAGAACCGCACAGACTTAGCCATGCCACCACCAGCCACATCCGCAGCAACAGCAGTCAGCAATTGACCTGCCTTGACTGGGCCAAGTTCAGCGCCAAGCGTAAAGGCGTTAGTCAGCGCATCACGCACAAAGTTCATTGGTGCAAACGCTGGGTTATACCGTGTATGCATCTGCCCGATACCACTTGTAATAGAGTTAGCGATATCAATCAACGGTTGCGTTGTTCTGTATGAACGACGAATGGCTTCGCGTTGTTTTTCATCGTTTAGTTCAATGACGTCAATTGTTCCATCGGCGTTGTAGTGAAATATCTTGTTGCTTCCACCAATATCTTTTTTATCAAGATTACCCAAGAAGCGGTCTTCAAACTTGATAGTGTCCTTAACTTTACCCATGAGTAATCTGTTCTTGGGGTCAACGGCATTCTTAATTGCCAGAGTCAAGTCTTTACGTCCAGCACGCATAGCAGCAGACGCGCCATCCGCAAGGGATTGAAGTAATGGGTTCTCAGATTCAGACTCTCGCCCACCAAAAGGATTCTGGCCTTCTTGCAAGTCACCACCAATACGACGTGAGTCGATGTTGAACTCTTCGTCAATTTGCCTTAACCCCGGACGTCCTTTGAACGGCACATAGTCTTTAAAGTCATAGAAGTCAATCACGTTTGACGCGGGTTGTGAATGGTAGTTCGCCATCTTGTTCAGCGTTTGTGTCATTTGATTGACCTTACGCAAGGCTTCTACCACTGCCCCAACTTCTTTTTCTGTTTCAGGCGTTACACGTTCTTTAAGGATTGCAGCAATCTGTCGCGGCGTACGGTTTGCAATGACGTTGTACATCGCATTGTTTTGGTTAAACATTTCAGGCGTAGTGGGCTTCTTGTTTATTTGCTTTGCGTGAAATGTTTTATCGTCAACAACCTTATCCAACATGGCGCGTAGGTCAAGCGCGCGCTCTTTGCGTTTTTGATCCAGCTCGTTGATCTGATCCTGCGTCATCTCAGGCGTAACTTGGTAAGAAGGCTGCGCCAATTCACGCATCACCGCTTCCCTGAACCCTTCAGCAGAATATTCCTTGCCTTCAAACTTGATGCGCTTGCTTTCATTTTCAAGCGGCACAGTCTTTATGTACTTGACACGGCGGCGCTCAGGCTCGTGGCGCGCTTCCAAAATAATGTGTAGACGTGCAAGCGCCTCATTGATAGTCAATCCAGATTTCTTTGCGTATGCTTCTACAGCTGCATGGGTTTCTTCAGTTGCGTTGCGTAAATACTCGTCATACAGATTGACAGCCATACCAGCAGAACGTGTAATCTGCCCATATACATTGTTTAGATCAGGCCCAATACGTTTGAGCATCCCGAACAACCGCGCACGGTCTTCTACCACTTTAATTGGGTAGCGTTCGTTCTGGAACATAGTGGCCGCCCAATGGCCGCCCTTCTTGGTAAACAAATTACGCAAAAATGATTTGGCAGTCCGTTCTTTTAGCTGAACTTCAGACTCAGCTTGTGCTGCAAGTTGTTCATCAGACAGCTTTGACTCGTCGTAGGTTTCTGCCTGTTTCGTTTCAGTGGGCAGGGGAGCCATCTTGATAGCGTCTTTGGGGGCAGCCATGACGTATTCAAACGCGCCAAAGGTTTCAATCAACGCATTACGCGACTCAACAGTGTCTGGAATGCCAAGCACTTGGGCAACTGCTTTTACAAAGTTAGACCATGCGTTTTTAACTTGACCCCACAGTGAATTACTAGCAGGAATTTGAATGCGCTGTAATTCTTTTTGGAATGCGCGGTCAGTCACGGCGTAGGATACAAACTCGTAAATGTTTTCGTACGCAGCTGGATACTTTGCCTTAAGCTCCTTGCTAGTCTCTTTCATCAAGTAGTCAAGATGCACTGCGCCGTCTTCTTGCTTTTGAGACAGTTTGACTTCGCTTTCTTCAAACCCATACAGTACACGTAGGGTCCCGGCGTGCGCAAACTCATGCAGTAAGACAGTCTCTGTCTGTCCTTCTTTAGTCACTCGGACCGTATCAGTTTGAGGGTCGTACTCAGCGGGGCGGTTGTTTGGTAGACTTTTTACAACTTCAACTTTTGTCTTGAGCTTGAGCTTGTAAAGCGCCTGTGCAACAGCCCTATGCACTGGGTCTTGCGCAGAAGTGCGCAAGTAGTTTAGGAATGCCGTGGCGTTGTTATTGTCCAGTTGTTCTTCAACAAACTTAGGCAACGGTTTAGTTTTAGGCACGCCTTCAGGCTCAATGCCTTGCTTCTCGGCCAAGTACGCTGACAGTTTTTCAGCAGCTATATCGTGTTCAGGCTGGTTATTAGTCGCTAAACCTTCAAAGTAAACCTGTTTTTCTTCAGGTGACAACGCGCCAAACTCAGGTAGATGTAACCGCGCATCGGGTTCAATACCGTTGTGGTATTCCCGTGTGTCTTCGTACATCTGTTGTTCTTCAGGAGTTACCTCTACTGTTGGTTCGGCAATGGGCGCTTCTTGTCCTTGCGTTTCTGTTTCGACGGCTTCAGGGGTTTCAGTGCCAACTTGGTCTCCTTGTTGTTCGGTGGTAGCTTCTGCTTGTTTAGCCGCGCTTTCTTGTATGTCAAGCTGCGCCCATTCACTAAATAAATTAGTGCGTTGTTTGTCAAGGGCTTCCCACTGTTTGAATTTTTCTGTACCCCTCTTTGGAGCACGCCCATCTTTAGACAATAGCGCGCGTTGCTGTTCATCAATAGCACTAATTTCGTTTTGCACCATATCTTTGGTGCGAGTTTCTAGGTCTGATTTACCTTGCTGCGTAATTTCTTCAACAGGCGCTTCAAAACTTGGTACGTCTTCAAGTTCTATTTTTTCCCCTGTAATAGGATGTACAGAAGGAAAATCTTCTATGTCTGCGTCAATAGGAAGCTGATTTACTGTAATGGGTGGCTGTTTTTCTCCTGCAATAGGCTGCACAGCATCCGGTCCAGCAGGAACCACTCCAAGTCCGTCAGGTTCTGCAAGTCCTTCGGTGGGTACGACTGTATCGGGCTGTCCAGCCACTGGAACGCTTGTTCCACCTGCTGTGGTGTCAGTTGGTCCAACATCTGGCGTTCCTTTCTGAGCTGTTTGTAGAGTCTTAATCTTGTATTCGACGCTTCGCTGTTTGTTTCTTTTTCCACTTAATAAACCTTGTTCTCTTGGCGTAATAGTGCCGTCTCGTTGTTTTTGCTCAAGTGCTTTAATTTCAGCAGCTCTTTTATCAAAATCAGCAATCAATACATCAAGCTGAGTAGCTGGCGCTCCAGTAGGCACAACGGCAGGGGCTATACCTTCAGGCGCAATCTCAAACCCAGACACATCACGCTGCACTGTAGTAGGCGCAAGTTCAGGCTCTACACCTAACTCAGCATCAGCAGGCACTTCAACATCTGCCAAACCTTTGGTCTGAATCTTCTGTGCTTCAGCCGCAGCTTCAGGCCCCTTGCCAAGCACTACGTCTGCAACGCCAGTAATGCCAGCACCACCAAGCCCGCCCTTGAGTCCAGCGTTGATGAATCGTTCAAAATTCTGCGGTGTGAAGAACCCAAGGTTCTGGTCAACAAAATTCTCAGCAGCCGCGCTTGATACTTCTTGCAACGCTTCAGTGCCGCCTTCAGTTACAAAGCCTTTGGCTACGCCCGTGCCTGCACGTTTGTACCAAGCCGCGCCTAATTCTTCAGGACCGATACCAGACAGCTTGGCTTTGCGTAATAGACTTATAGGTAACGCAGCGTCCAGCACAGCGTTAAAGCTACCAAACGCAATCGCTGTACCAAGGTCTTGTTGCCCTGTGGCTTCGTAAATGTTCTGGTAAACATCAGGTATGTTCTGTGCCGCAGAGCCAGCCAACGCGCCACCTGCTTCATACTTGAGTGCGGTCTGCCGCGCAGCTTGGATTCCCGCTTGCGTCGCAGCTTGCTTTAATTCTTCACCAGCCAAACCTTTGGCGGCTTGTGCCAAAACAGCTTTCTCCGCTGTAGCCTGCGCAGCAGCTACTGCACCACGCCCTAGGATAGCTGCTGTGCCACCAGTAAACAAACTTGGTATGAGAGAGGGCAGAGCTTCGCCAACTGCTTCCTTGGCATACACCAGCGCATCGCTAACATCTTTAATGTCAGTGTATGACGGTACTTCAGCTGGATATTTTTTGGCGATTTCTTCCTGAGACTTTGCAGCCTCCTGCATCTGCTGCGCAGCATACTCATCTGCGCCAACTGCTCTACCAGCCATAGCAGGCAAGATGTCACCCAACAACACACCGGTTTGCGCAGCGCCACGTTTGATGGACGGAATGAAGCCAGTTTCCGGTTTTTTTACCGGGGTAGGAGGAGCCTCGGGTTCTTGCATCAAATTAAAATAATCTGACGCCAACATTTTTACGGCATCTACTGGTAGGCCATCAGGCCCTTCAAAGTTATAAACCTTCCCGCCGGAACGTACTTTGTAGGTTGCCATGTTTTAATCCAGATCAATTATGTCGTCATCGTCTTTTGAAGAGGATATCCCAGTCATACCAAACCCAGTTGTGATTGGTAAATATTTTTTCATGGCTTGGTTTAGCATACGGTCATAGTCTTCTGGTTTCACCGTTCCCATACCGCCTCTGATCTTTGAATCAACTTCTTTTTGCGCCAACTTCATAGCTTCAGCTCTACTTCTTGCTACGTATTGCATACCACGCAGACCAGCAGTGCCAGACCTAGCAGCAATTTGCTGCCTTTGTAAGTTTTCTCTGGCTTGATTTGCGCGAATGGTTTCATCAAGCTGTCGTTGTGCCTGTTTGATAGTCTCTTGTTGTTGCTGCAAAATACGCATGTTTTGTGCGGCGCTCATTGCAGTTGCAGAGTCATTCTTACGTGTGGCGATGTTAAATTTACGCATCTCCATTTGCAGCTTCATGTCGTTAGCATCTGCGGCAGCAGCAAGTTTTTCGCTCTCAGCAAAAGATGCAGCCAACGTAGGTGCAGCTGCTGAAGCGCTCCCAAGTAGACCAGCGATACCTTGACCTTTACTTTCTCTACCAGTCTTGGAAGCCTGAGCAGCCATATTAAAACCAAACTCAGCCAAGGCTTTACCCAAGGCTTTCTCTTTGATTTCTTTTGACTTGCCTGATTGTTTGTCTATTAGTTCTTGCAACCCCTTGAGGTCTTCTTTGCTTTCATTTTGTAACTTTTCCCGCACTTTATCGTACATGGCCATAAAGTCTTCTTTGGGCACACCCTGCTCTTCAGCCATCTTTGTGACGGCTTTATCTAGGGCAGGGCTAAGTTTTTTCTGTTTTGGCGCAGGCGCAACTTTTTTGTCATTTGTTTTTACTTGAGCGGCACGAGACGCATTTCTCATTGCATCAGTTTTATTTGATGCATCAACAGCAGAAGCGCTTGCTGCTGTTTTAGGTTTTTCAGTAGTTGCTTTTGCTTTCCATGCGGGTTCGTTTGTAATACGCTGAAGAAAACTTAATGAGTTTGGGTTGACTGGCGCATCGTATATTTCGCTTGCTCCAGTTCCCATTGGGTCAGAAACCATGTCCCCATCAGCAAACGCAACGATACCGCCGCCAGCCATCATTTCTTCTTGGCGCTCTTGTGGAATTTGGTCAAACGCTGAACCCAGTCCGTAATTTATAGAAGCTGACTGCGCTTGTATTGCATTCAATTGAGCAATGCGTTCATCAATCGCTGCTACGGTGTCCATGTCACGACGGTTCAAAGCAGCTTCTTTGGCTATCTGCAAACCTTCAATGCTATACATGTCATCAACGATAGCGTCTTTGTTGCCTTGACTTGTTACCTCTCCTCCGTCAGCGTACCCAGCTAAACCGCCGCCTGCTTTACCCGGAGTGGGGGAATCAAACATCCCCATTTTGCTTAAACCGTAAGCGCCCATACCGATACCACCAAGCTGGCCCATCAAGTTGGGCGGGGCTGCGTAAACCGACTGAGTTGATTGTTGACCCAACGGCAAGCCACGGATCATGTCGGACATGAAGCCCAACTGTTTATACGGATAGTTCTGTTGGTTTAGGAAATCCTGATACGCCATGTCCAGCGGACGCTGGGCTTGCTGCTGTTGCTGTGCGCCCAATTGACTTTGCAACTGAGTGATACCCATTCTTTGACCATACTCGGTTTGACCAAGTTGACCTAACTGACCTGCGGCTTGCAATCCAGTTTGGAGACCCTGCATACCCAAACCAGCGCCGTACTGGCGTGACTGCTCACCCATGCCTTGAGCTTGTAAACGCCGAGCCTGATCACGTTCAAATTGCTGCTGGGCGTTTTGAAACGCAGCTTGCCGACCTGTAGCCTCAATGCCTTGAAGCTGAGAATTTAAAGAACGCTGTGCTTCAGCATCTATGATTGCCGACCTGCTGCCACCAAACGCACCTTGTTTTACTGCTTGGGCTTGACGCATCGGTTGAGCGATTTGAAAATCCCGTAAAGCCTGAGCTTTCTGGTAATCCACCACATTTTTAGCGTATGGATCCATGTAATCTTGAGCGGCTTGTTCGTTAAATTGACCGCCATAAAATCTACCACCTTGGTAATTTGTACCGAGCGCACCAAGACCCGCCATGCCAGCAATGCTAGAACCAAGCCCTACTTGTTGGGATGGCTGCATCTGTTCTGCTGTCTCAAATGTTCTTTGTTGCAAAGGCTGAAACCCAGCAATCCGCTCACCACCGTACTGTTGGTATGGGTTTTTACTTATATCGGTAAGCGCCGCGCCTTTTGCCAGCGTATCTTTGGCATAGCCTTTGGCCCAGTCAGGCAGTTCAACAACTTGTGTGGTTTTCTCGGGCGTGCTTGGAGAGCCACCCATGTCGTACAGCCTTATTTTTCCGCCTTCTTTTTTAAACGCACGTAGATCGCCAGCGGGCGTATCCAATAAAGCCAATTGACGTTGATAATTGCGACTCATGTTTCTTCCTTAAAGAATTTTTGGTACACTACACTCTGCACCTCAAACCCATACTTATCAGCCTGTTTACGCCAGCCGGGACGACCAACGAACTCAATGCCGGAACAACCAGCATCTCTAGCAAACCTGTTGAGCAGGTCGAATATTTCATCATCCATATACTGCATATGGCTTGGCTCCATTGCGCAGTACTGAACAACCAGCATTCTGCGCCGTGGGTAATCTTTTACTTCCGTAATCACATGACCGTAGATTTTGCCTTCTTCATGCCCAATCCACAACTGCATCTGACCATTAAAAACAAACCGTAAGATGTCGTCTACCGTTGCCCTGCCTCTTGTCCATTCTTGGGATTTTGTTAAAAGAGGGAGCAACCCCGGTATCGTTTGAGCCACCATGCCCGGTGGTATCAAAGACACCATCATGCCGGTAGATACTTCTCGGAGCGGCTGTTCTTGGCGACCTTGCCCTTGCCCACAGTCTTGCCGCGAGCTTTCTGAATCCTGTCCATCATGGCGTACAGCTTACGTGCGCCAGCCTCAGTCGAGCCGTTGCCCAACTCGGACACGATACGTGCAGGTACGACAAACTCGCCGTCGGCTAAACGCGCAGGTTGCTTCTTTCCAATGACCGCAGGGATGGAATCAGATACACCATCGCCCGGGCCACGCAGCAACCGACCGCCGTCTGAGTAATCGCCAAGATGAGAGATGCCGCCGGAAGCCATCATGCCGCCAGCCGCCGCCCTTGGCGTGTATGCTGGGCTAAAGTATCGACGCTCGCGCCCATACGGATCAGGTTCTGGGAATGGGTTAGCTGGGTTTGCAGCGTATGTGTATTGCTGACCGGGGTCAGAATCAGTCTTTGTTTCTTCTTGTTTTTTCGGCTCCATTGCGTAAGCAAGAGCAGGCGCGGCGGCAGCAGCCAGTGTGGTTTTGGGGCCGTATGTGTATTCCACGTTCCCAAGATTTTTCATAAAAGCCGTGCGACCTTCCGGCGAAGTAAGCGTTTTAGCGCCCTCAATCATTTGGTTGCCAGATGTTTTCGCTGCATCCATAGAAAATTGCGCTGGTTGGGCAATATTTGGATTAAGAGGTGCTACTTGTTGACCGGTAAGTGCTGGCGATTTAAGCACGTTTGCTTGCGTAGTTGCCAAGTTAGGAGTGGCACTCAATGGAGCGTTGGTAAGAGCATCAACCGGTACAGTCGCAGGTTGTGGGACGTAACCCATGCCGCCCATAAAATTACCTGTTGGCACAACAGGCGCTGCTGGAGTTGCCGCCGCTGCTGTCCCCGCTGTCCCTGCTGCCGCACCACCAGAAGTTGCCAATGCACTGCCAATACCAGCGCCACCATAAGCGCCCAAGCCAGCCATCAAGCCCTTCTTGATGTCTCCAGTTGCTACCGTTGTTCCGCCGCCTATCAACAATCCTGCGGTCAGCGGGTTAATTGCTCCGCCAGAGACTGCCATCAATCCTGCGCCAGCAATCATTGGGAGTAGGCTTTTTAGAAAACCAGCTTCAGGCAGGCCAGTCTGCGGATTAATGGTTAACTGCCCGCCATGCGCCATAGCGATGTCGTTCAGGCTTTTTACTTCCCCTTTGGACATGTGAACGAGCATGTCGTCGCCGTTGCGTCCATGCCTTTCAAGATGTTTTGCAGCTTGCTGTAGACTCATATTAGCCTCGTGTAAACAGGGGTGGTTGATCGTATCATGTTGAGAGTGCCGAGACAAACGAAAGTGTGGCTACCACAGACTGGGTAGACGGCTTGGTTGGCGTACCAGAAGCGTTTAAATGCTGGATGGTTACAGCGGCATCGGTTGGCGACCAGTAAATTTCTACATAGTCATTTGCATCCATTTCCAAGAAATAATTCCAGCCAATGATTGAGTGACCGGGTGTACCACCGTGGCTGTTGGGGATTGAGACAAATCCGGTTGAGCCTGTGATGTCTACGTTATTCTGTTTCAGCCAAATATAAACATCGTGCAGTTGCACGGCTGTGTTCTGGAACTGCGCACTAAACTGAAGGTTGTATATACCTGAATTGGCTACTGTAATCTTGGATGTAGCAATCGACACCTCATTGGCAAAATCCGTGGTGTTGAGTGTCATCAGCGTGGCTGTGTTTGCCGTGGTTGCCTGATCTTGGTCGCTGGAGAATGCCCCGTACGGGAAGCGAATAAACCGCCCGCCGGACTCACCCAAAAGCGCCCCGGTCAGGTTGTCAAGCTGGTTGAAATACAGGCGCAGGATGTTTGAGTACTGCTCAATAAACTCGGCGTTGTACTCGTTCGGAGCCGCTGGCAGTCGTGGCTGGACGACTGGGCGATATCGGTTGATGATGGTTGCCATCAGCGCCTGCCGTCTGGTCTGATGTCAATCCGAGGCACACCCAACTGCCACTGAACACCAAGCTCGTCTGAACTTACCTTAAACGCCATCTGACGACCACGAATCCGCACATACACCTGTTGGGTGAACTCTTGGATGGCATAGGTTCTGGTGTTCTGGTAGTTCTGCGTACTGACCACATCAGGGTTGTTTGAGTTGCCATACGGCGCACCTGAGTTGGCGCGAGGCAGTACCGTGAACATGGCGGTCGGCTGGTTCACATTCGATCCGTCAAACGTCAAGTCAGGGATCAATCTCCAGACAAACCCAAAGTTGTGTCCATCCCCAATATCAAAATCAGAAGAAGTCACCTGCGCCACAATTGGCACGGACGGGTTCACTGTGCCGTCATCCACTCCGCTCTCATGGTACAGAAGCTGTGCGTTTGAGTTACCACCTGCCACGCCGTATGTGGTTGCCATTGGGAATGAGCGAAGGGAACTATCCAACCATGCTGTGCGGCCTTGGTTTAGATTCTGGTAGTTGTCCCAGTCGCCGTAATACCAAGTGTTTTCCAAGTGGTTGTAGATCACATAGCGGTTAACCACGGATGAGTTGGCAGAACAATACTGCCACCATACTTCACTGTAGCCCTCGTTTGTTCCCGCACAGAACTGAAACGCTTGCTCAAGGTTGATGTCGTTAAACACGTATTCCCGCAAGGTAGACGGCAAGGTCTGCACCCGACCAGAGTACATGTAAAACTTGTCTGTACCCATCCAGTAGGTGATGTTGTTAGCGGTTGCTATCGCATTTGGCCCAGCAATAGATATGTTGTCGCCCATGATCTGGAAACTCCAGACATACGGTGGGCCAAGGTACTGCATGGAATAAATGGCTGAATCCGTCAACACCAAAATCTCTTGGCGGGTCTGCATGGCGGTCACAATTTGTGAACCGTGACTCAGTCGGTAGCTACCCGCTTGGTTTGTTACAGCCGGAATCCATGTGGCAAAACTTTCTTGGTCAGACCAACGTATCAGCAAGGGGTCTTGGACGGTAGTGCCGTAATCGTTTACACCAAACGCAAGAACAAACCTTGAGGCATCCGACACCATGACAAAGTTGGCAACCGTTGGGCAAGATGAGTCAGTGGTAATCGTCCCGGACTTTGTAACAACAGCGGTGCTTGGGCCAAGGTATTGGCCTCGGTTAAATGTGCTGGCAGATGCTGCGTTTGCCCAGTAGTACAACGCACCGCCACGGGGGTTGAAGATCAGGTCTTCGCCAAAGTTTGACTGGCTCCACAAACGAAGCTGAATGCCAATCCCTGTAGCCGCAGGAGAACCCCAGCCAGTGAATGTGGTGGACTGCGTCACTATTGCATTGTCGGCGTGGGAGGCGGCTGCGCCTGAACCCGTCCCACTCAACCCACGGGTACACCCCAAGAATTGCGTTGAATTTTTACTTGTGTAAGAGATGTTCTCTGAGTCAATCAGAATGTTTCCGGCTGCTGAAAACGCTGCTGTTGAATCAACTGTGATTGTGGTGACAGAGTTGTTTATTGAGCCGTCAAGTTGGTTTGTTGCTGTACCAAAAACGATACCGCCCCAAGTACCTGCGCCCCAGCCCACATTCAGAGAGTAAATATCTACACCCGTTGTAATCTGATATGCGGCAACCACTGATGCTCCGCCGTTGCCCGAGTCCCCTGCGGCTGCATTGACTGAAGCTGTGATGGTGTATGAGTTTGAACTGACGTAGCTGGTGATCTGGAACTCTGCGTTCAAGATGGCGGCAGTGATGTTGCCACCCAAAGATACCGCGCCGCTAAACGTAACGAAGTCCCCTGCCTGCGCACCGTGGGCGATATCCGTGACTGTGATGATTGGCAACCCAGTGGTTGCGGCAAAGGTGACTTCGCCTGCGGTGGTGGTAGAGCGCAATGGGGTAACGTCGTACACCAAGCCGTTTGGCCCGTTCTGGATGTAGTACTTGAGGTTTGTGCCTATCGCCAACAGGTTGTAGCCCGTCAAATTAAGCCAGTTCCACATACCCCTAGCAACACCCCAAAGCGTACCCGTTGGGGGTTTTAACGCAGATACAGTTGTTCCCGTGTCGGCTGCCCACCCGCCAATCTTTTCTGGCTGACCTGAGCGGAACCGAATTTTGTTGGAGGCGTAATAACCACCCTCGTTAGAGTAGGAGGTGTTTTCTCTGTTTACACCGGGGCGGAAGGCGAGCTTTTGGAGTGGCATGATTAAGCTACAAGTCCGGGAACATATTGCGTTTTACCAGCGACTTTCATGGCGGTCAACTCCTGCTTCTTTAAGTTGTCTGGGTTGTAACTTACATGCACCCAACCACTGTCAGGAATGCCGGGGGTGTAAAACTCCAGAATCAACTGGGTATAGTCCAGATTATCCATGATCCACTGCGCCAATTCCGCATTTGGTACGCCGGGAATCTCTATATCGGCTGCTTGGCCCTTGCAATGGTCTGAGGTACGACTTCCGCCCACTGCTGCATTTGAGTCAGGAGAGCGATACCCAGAGTTCACCTTGACACCTTTTTGAAAGTGATCGCGGATCGGCTGGAGAACACGTTCAGCCAAGATTTTGAGGTACTCGGTTTCAACTGGCCCGGGAGTGTTGTCTAAGCCCATGCGCAGGGCTGTCTCGGATTTGGTCAGTTCGTGCAGGGAGAAATTGGCGGTCAGGTTCATTTCATGCTCCTCACTTGGTTGTACTGGTCGATGCAGGTGTTGAGTTGCCGGATGGCTTGGTCGCCTCGGGCGGTGAGATCGACAAGAGCTTGAGCAACTCGTCCGTCAAGCTCGGCTCTTGTTTCTGTATCTCCACTGGCAGCGGTGGATGGCTCGGACACTGACACGGGGCAGTCGGGCGCTTTGACAGGAATGAACAACTTGCGCTCGCCAGAGGCAAGATCAGTACGAAGCTTAATTTCTTTAATCCGTGCAACATCGTTGGCTTTCTTCAAGGTCTGGGCGTAGGTCTGGGCAACCTCTGCCATGCGTTGTTCTGTTTCCCGTGCCTGCTCGTTTAAACGGGCGATCTCCACCTGCTGGCGCTCATATTCGTCTTGCTCTCCACTGTAATACCCAGCCCCAAAACTGCCAAGTAGGGCAAGTACGATGCCAAGCAAGACATATGGGTTGAGCAAAGTCATTCGTTGGTCTTTCCACGGACGTAGGCAGTTGCCGCCATGAACGCCACCACAATCGTACCCATTGCAGCGCAGTAGGTGGTCACCAAACCATTCAGGGCATTGACCTTCTCCAGTGCAACCAGTTCAGATGCCAAGTAAGCAATGAGTACAGGCGGTGCAACCAATGCCGCCCAAGCCATGATCCTCTGTTGGTCAGCCATCTTGTCCATGTTCTCAATGACAATCATGCGCTCAGAGCGAGCTAACTCCGTGTCCGTCACCACGCCGTCGTGGTCGGTATCGAATTCGTTGTAGGTTGAGTCTTTCTCAAGTTGCTTACTCATGTTTCTTCCTCCGGTCAAAAATGGGGTTGTCCTCAAACTCTTTTGGACTGTCCCGATTCTTTCTTTCGATTTCTTGTCTCAGCTTCTCCACCTTCTCCAACTGCTGTTTGGCATCGTTCCTTGTCTCCAGTATGTCCAGATACATGAACGCCAACAACGGCAGCATCAAGGCCACCAACAAAACCGCCACCACCCAGCCCACCATTCCCATCACAAGCTCCTCAGTTGTTTCAACCACAGGAACCACGTCCACAGGTACAGGATAAGAATAAGGGCTAGGACGGCTGCTCCCGCTCGCAGGTTTTGGCTTCTTTCCCTTTGGTGTCGTTGCCATCTCAATCTTCGCTCCCGTTGTTCCTGTGCAAGTCTGGCAGCTTCTTGTTCAGCGGCTATGACATCCCGCATCTCAAACACTTTGCTGTACAGCGCACCCATTTCGGGAGGGCTTTGATACACCATCGTTTCCCTTATTGTCTTCTCCAACTCCGCCATCTGATCCTGCGCCATGACCCGCTTCAGTGCGGCTTCCATTTGATTCTGGTCAGGTTCGTAGACGTTTCTGGACTTCTCCTCCTCTTCCCGAATGTGTGCAGCTAACTGCTCTTGAATCTTGAAGAACTCGGTAAGCTGCTTGACAACCCCAACCATGACTTCGGTTTCGTCAACGGCAACGAACTTGTCTTTCTTTTTCGCCACAGGCTTGGGCGTTGACTGCTTTGCCTTGGGTTTGAAGAAGTTACTAAAGTTACTCCAAAATCCAGTAACTTCCCTATAAACGCCAACAGCCTCGTCAACAGTGCTTTTGACCTCCATGAAAGAAGTCTTCGCCTGCTTGTATAGCTCACAACCTTCCTTGATGGCGGCGACACAAGCATTAGCGGCAAAGAGAAGGCTGATCGGATCAATTTTCTACCTCAAGCGGTGCGTTCCCACATATACACAACAATATATGGTTGAAGGTTTGCGTCTGTACCAGAAGAACCTGTTGTGCTATTTGCCACGGTAATGCCTGTGGTTGCGGTACTAGTTGTATCAGTTATGTTTGCAGGAACAAAACAGTTTGTTGAACTGCCTGATTGCGGTAAGGCGCTACTTGGTCTGAGATAAGTGTGGTTGTGTCCGGGGTCTGTGACTGATGCAGTGTGGGTGTGGCTAACAACAATTGCATCTTTGCTGCCGCCTGTTGCGCCTGCGGTGTATGTTCCGCCTCCGCCTGTACCCGCGCCAATCATCACTCGGCCAGCACCAAACGCAGTCCATGTACCAAAACCAAGCAATGTAGCTGGGTTGGTTGACACTGTTGCAGTGTAAAGAGAACCAACAGGGTATAAAGCAGCCGCAATTGCCGCCTTAACAAATGCTGTTGTAGCGATTGACGTATCGTTATCCGAAGTGGATTGCGTCGGCGCTGTGGGGTTGCCAGTAAACGCAGGGGAAGCAATTGCAGCCACATCCGTGCCAATCACCAAGCCAAGGTTTGTTCTTGCGGCAGACGCTGATGTGGCTCCTGTACCGCCCTTGGCAATAGCCAATGTGCCTGTCAAGTTTGCTGCTTGTACTTCGTAGAAGTTTGTGCCGTCAGACCAGACAAGGACTTTGTCGCCGTCTGCAATTGCAACCCCAGTACCTGCGGCTGTTGTGTTGCCGATGACCGTAGAGTTGTAGATGGTAATGGTGTAGCCAGAGTTGTTCCAGATGATGTACTGTTTAGACACTGGCGGGGCGTAGATGGCTGAGGCTGCTGCCGCGCTGTTGAACTTCAACATGGCGTACACCGATTGGTTCAGCGATGCGCTGGAGGATGGCCCGTTGACATAGGTCAGGGCTTGGGCGGCAGAGGACACCGTGACAGCTTGATACCCTGCGATGGCTGTGTCCAAAACGTAGGCAAGGTTGCTGTCGGTGGTTGCACCCCACGCACCGGCTTGGTCGCCAGAACCAATCAACTCGATACGCAGGCTTGAGGAATAGGTACTGCTCATGGTGTTTCTCCTTGTGGGGGATTATCCGCGCTTTGTGTTTCTAACGCTGTGATTCGTGCTGTCAGGTCTGTGATGAGGGCTTGCTGTTCTTGGATGGCTGCTGTTAGGGTTGTTATTAAAAATGAGGTATCTATAGACTGATATCTTGGGCGGGAATGTTCGGCTCCTTCTTCATCTTTATAAATTTCTATTTCATCCTTTGTTCCAATAACTGCTTGTGGAATAATTGCCTGTAATTCATGGGCAATAAACCCTTCGCTTGTTTTATTTGGTTCAGATTTCCATGTGTAAGTAACTGGTTTAAGCGCAGCAACTTTTGCCAATGCCCCAGTCATAGGTGCAATGTTTTCTTTTAATCTGTAATCAGATGATGTTGTATAACTAATAGAATTAGAAGAAGAATAATAAATTCCACCGCCTGTATAAGCATTGTTAAAATCAATAAATCTTATTGCCGCACCATTTTGACTATTTGCACTATTTTTAATGCACATACCTTGTTGTGAAAAACCATCAAAAGTAAATTGTATGGTTCCAGTCAAAACAGTGGCACTTTGAGCCACCAGCAAGTTACCGCTGGAGTCGATACGCATACGTTCTGCAAGAGTGTCACTAATTCTTGTTTGAAACACCATTGCCCCACCAGTACCATTGGTGGTTGTGTTTACAGCATCAATTTCAGCAATTGTCCGAACGCTTGTATCTCTAGCTTGGAACAACAAAGATGCCGCATTGTTACCAGAAACAACCGTATCCCCTGTGCCATCGTGAATGCTTAATTGACCCGCAGTAGCCGCTGGCCCTTTTACTTCAAGACGATAACTTGGCGCAACACCAATCCCCACATTACCGCTGGAGTCGATACGCATACGTTCTGTGCCGTTTGTTGTAAACACCATTGGCGTATTTGACTCATTATGCAGAATGTATGAATCTACATTAGAGCCAACAAACCATGATGACCCAGCAGACGCTGTGTTTCTAATAGTAGAGCCAGACCCCCCAGCAACATGAAGTTTAGAACTCGGTGAAGCAGTACCAATCCCCAAGTTACCTGAGCTATCAAACCTTGCAATCTCCGCACCACCTTCAGCAAAAGCAATGGTGTCAGCGGCAGGGAAGAATATACCTGTGTTTGTATCTGTTCCCCTGACAGCAGGGGTTGCGGCAGAACCGTCGATGTCGGACAAACCGTCCGTGCCTGAAAGAATTAAACTCATGGTTTTACCTCAACGACCGCTTCAGGTTCTTGTGGGGTGGTTTCTACTGGAGTCTCAACTACCGCTTCAGGCTCCACAACGGGACTATCCACTGGTGCAGGCTCCACAACAGGCTCCACAACAACCACAGGGCGCAAGTCGCCTTTGTCCCATGCTGTAGTCTCTTGATTCCATGTGTAGAAGTATTCATCCACAGGCATAGCAATAGGTGGGTTCCACAGCCATGTGGCAGTGTCCAGCACCCAGTTATCAAAAGGCTTGGGGGCAATGAAGACATCGTTTGTCTCGTCATAGGTGTAGCCAATGCCAGCGTAGTTGCCACGCAATGGGCGACCTTGTGGGTGCTGGTTACCGAGCGTGTTGTAGCTGGTCTGAATCCAGCCGTGACCAACTGCACCAGTGTCGATGAAGTCTTGTTCAGCAACAATCACCTGAGTGACCATACCGTTTTCTACTCGGGCAAAGTGTGACAATTTAATTCTCCTTGAATGTGATGGGCGTTAGTTTATTCGTCATCGGGCATTTGCAAATTTCGTTGGATTTTCGCCGAAGGCGGCGTAAATGTATGTGCCACCGCTGCCGTTAATGTCGTCATCTGCTGTTCTGCACTTGAAGCCGTTGGACAAAACATCGATAGACACAAGCACATTGTTTGCTTCAGCGGCTGAACTGTTTGGCAAAAGATAATCTTGCATTTGGTTGTATGTTGACCTTGAGGTATCCCAAACAATCCAATTTCCTACAGCGTTTGTCTGCTTGACCATAACGAACCTCGGTCTAAATCCTAAATATACAAACACACCATCAGTAGAGCCATTGCCTGTGTATTTACCAAACGCAGAGTATCCAGCTACTGCGGCAAAGCAGTATGCGACATAGGTTGAACCATTTACATTTAAGTCAGTACCCGTGTTAGCGGCAGAACCAATACTAAACACAGAAGATGTTGGTGCAGTAGAGTTAAAATATAACGGCAGGTTTTGTTGAGCCGCTGTTGTTTGTAGTGTTAGCAAGTTTGTTGGACTGATTGAACTGTGATACACAATCCAAGAAGTGCTTGCAGTCGGCCTGCTCTTAATAATCATCATAGATGGTGCAACACCAAGTCCATGCCCTATGGTTGCGGCTGTACCTGTACCTGTATAAGTCACCACGCTAAAGCCAGCAGTTGCATTTGCTCTTACTTGTGATGAGATTGTCCCGCTGGTGTTTGTTACTGTTGAGCCGCCAGCGTTCCATTGCCAGCCAACGTAGGTTGAGCCAGATAAATTGCTATTTGTTGCGCTTCCAGTAGTGTTGTTTCCTAGATTGAATCCGTTTGAATTGAAGGCAATTACGTCCCCGCCAGCGCCAGTCCCGTTGTTTCTTTCGGCATCAGTAAGATTACTAGCCAATGCAATTCCAGCACCCCTGACAGAATCAATTAAACCGTGGGTAGCCGCACTGCTTCGCACCTTAACCCACACCAAATCAGGAGCAAATGAAACACCATTTGCAGAGTTATTGATTGTTTGCGTTGACCCATTACCCGTGTACAGCGTAGCCGCCATCACAGTACGACCATCAGGAATTGCATATGTTGTTGGCATGGTTGTTCCTTATAGGTTGAATGTGTTGAGGGCTACAAAGCCGCTTGGTGGGGTGTAGGTGAATGGACGTTGACCAGCGTTGACAGAACCAGCAACTGTCCTTGATGTACCGCCCAGATGATTGCAAATCAATTGCATATACGAGGAAGTTAATCCAGTGAAGGCTGTTCCTTGGCTTACATTGTTTTTATAAAAAACCAATGTTCCTGCGGTCAAATCTAGAGCAACCCCAATAACGTCATTGTTCGTGTAAGTCGCTCCATACGCCACACCAGTTGCGCCACCAGCGCCACTATACTTATTTCCATCACAATGGTACACATAACCATCAGTAACCAAATTAATTGTGGTGGTGTTTGTTTGTGTATTTGAGGACAAGATAATACCTATCGAAATATTTGACCCAGCACCGACATTGGTGGGTGTAACTTCCCAATAGTATTTGTCAGATGAAACAGCCAAGGTTCCTTTTAAGTACCAAACTCCACTTGTACTATTTGTATAAGTGAAATCCATGTTACCAGCCGTGACTGTGAATAAAGTTGAAAGTGGGTTTGCAACTGAATAATTAGCCGCTGTCGCACTTGTCAGTGTAGGCACATCGGTCATGCTGTCGTAGGTTGTGCCAGCAGTCAAAGAGATGTTGTTGGTTGTCCAGTTGTTTCCGTTAGGGCTGAAGTCATACCCCAAGGTTGTTGTGCTTGTGGTGTTGGTAAACGGCAAGTAAAAACCATTTGTGCCATACGAGCCACCATAGGTGATGGGTTGCCATACACCATAGGAGTTGAATGTTCCAAAACTGTTTGGTGTCAGGGCTTGACCGTCAATGAAGTTTATTTCGGTTAAGTAGCCGTCTAGATACCATTGACTTACATTTGAACGCCTACCAATATACAAAGGCATTGAAGCAACATTTATATTTGGCACAGTATTTTGTGCTGGGTATGTTGCTGTTGCATACGAACATTCAACACCATTTACATAAATTCTAACTCTATTGGCGGCTGTTGCTTGTGTTGTATCAACAGACAAAATAACATGATAATAAGCAGATGGGTCACGATAAACGGCATTAGTTTGAATTTTCCATGCGGCTGTTTGACCATCATAAAACTCAAGAGTATCAGCGGCAATAGATGAATTTCCATACCCAAAATAATGTATTGCTGTTGAATTATCTCCAGCCAAAAGTGATGAGGTTACTCCAAAAGAACCTCTTTTAACCCATAAACTGTAAGTAAAAATTTTGTTATTTGTTACAGAACTTGAATTTGTCCTATTCAAATAAGCAGTCGCACTTGAACGGAAACGCAAAGAGTTGCCCACATACTTGATTGGTGTCAAGTATCCAGTTGATGTGAATGTGTGGATGACATTACCACCAGTGATGGTGACAGTACCACCAGCCATTTGCTGAGTTGAGCCGGGGTAGCTGATGATGACCACGCCGGAGCCGCCTGAGCCACCAGCAACGGCTGTACTGCTAGAACCTGAACCGCCGCCACCACCGCCAGTATTTGCTGTGCCTGCTGTGCCAGCGGCATTTACACCGCCGTTACCGCCGCCTCCCGCACCACCAGTTCCCGCCGTCCCAGATGGATATTTAGCACCGCCACCTCCGCCAGCATAAGTGACCGAGGAGCCGCTTATGGATGAGGCAGTACCTGCACCTCCATTACCACCAGCCGCCGCACCAGCAGTACCCGCCGCAGTTGCGCCACCGCCACCGCCTCCAGAATCATTACCTACTCCGCCAGCGCCTCCATTATTTCCTTGGCTTGGGCTTGTAGATGGCGTATTTCCTGTTCCGTTTGTTGCCGCACCAGAATAATTACCACCACCACCAGAGCCGCCGTTTTTTCCGTTATAAAAAGAACCTGTATAACCGCCGCCGCCGCCGCCACCCGTAGAAGTTGTTGAACTAAATGCGGAGTCTGAGCCATTTGCAGATTGTGAACCGCTAACTCCGCCAGCGCCGCCAGCGCCTACAGTAACTGTATAAATTGAGTTAGTGTCTAATACGGCTGAACTTGTTCTAAAGCCGCCAGCACCGCCACCGCCAGAACCTGTATATTGACCACCGCCACCGCCACCAGCAACAACCAAATAGGATGCAGACAAAGGCGTGATTGGAACAAGAGTTCCAGAAGTTGTAAATGTGTGAATGGTGTTACCACCAACAGAAGTGACGACACCACCACCAAATTGTTGTGCGCCAACATAGGAAATGATGACGATGCCTGAGCCGCCTGATGAACCATTATTGTTAGGCCCACCACCACCACCACCACCAGTGTTGGCTGTGCCTGCTGTTCCAACAGAACTAGAAATACCGCCTGTTCCACCGCCACCGCTACCTCCAGCGCCACCACTGTTAAAACCACCACCGCCACCACCGCCAGCATAGGTAACGCTAGAGCCTGTAATTGAAGATGCTGTGCCAGCACCGCCAGCACCAGATACAGTATTGCCAGTTCCACCAGCCGCAGTAGCGCCGCCACCGCCGCCACCATAATTTACAAATCCGCTTGTACTGCCACCGTTGTTACCTTGTGATGGAGATGTTGCTGGAGTATTTCCTGTGCCTCCAGATGCTGCGGCAGATGGAGAACCTGCACCGCCACCACTGCCTCCGTTAGCACCATCACCACTACCTAAAGAACCACCACCACCGCCGCCAGTAGATGTTATTGAGGAAAATACAGAATCAGTTCCATTAGTTCCCTTATTGGAAGTTGATGTAGAACCAGCACCACCAGCACCCACAGTAATTGTGTATGACTGAGTTGGGTTTAAAGATAATGTGCTTGTTCTAAAACCACCCGCACCACCTCCGCCACCAGCGTAGCTGGTTATATTGTTACCTCTGCCACCACCACCACCACCAGCCACTACAAGGTAGGTTGCAGTAACCGATTGCAGTCCTGTCCACCCAAAGGCGGCAAGTGCGGCGGCTCCAATTTTTGATAGACGGGGCATCTGCGTGTCCTTATGCGAACTTGGTTTGTGATGCCAACACGGTAAAAGCGGCGCTTCCTGTTTTGATGATTACATAGGTGTAACTATCAATTGAGCTTGCATTGCCTGATGTCGGTGCAGTACCGCCTTGCCACTTGGGAGTGACGGACGAGCCGTCCACCTGTACAGCAGAGTTGTAGTAAGCCGTAGCACCATTGGTCACCAAGAAAGTCACAGACAAGGATTCGCCTGTTGCCATGATGGTGTTCAATGATGTGCCGCTTGAGCCTCTGAAGTTGACCGTGAAGTTACCAGACGCATTGGTGGTGTAGTACAAAACAACCTGAGTCAGCGCATCGTAGGCAATCGTGCCTGTTGCAGCAGTAGCAGAAATAGTCGTTGTTTCTCGGATTGTTGTGGCTAATTCATTGGTGATTGTTGGGCTTGTTAAGGTTTTGTTTGTCAACGTCTGCGTCAGGTCATTACCTGTCATTGTGAAGTCAGAGTCAGGCACAGTAACAGCACGGTTAGCCGCAGGGGAAGCCGTAAAGGTTGAAGTGAAATTGGTGGAGCCACCACTAAAAGCTATTGCCATGTTTTTTCCTTAGAAGACGACCAAGCGTTGACCGCTGGTAACAGTAATAGTAACGCCGCTGGCAACAGTGAGAGGGCCAACAGCAAATCCGTTCTGCCCGGCAGCAATAGTGCCACTTACCGTCACAGTGTCAGCATTTAACTGCACCGCGCCAATACCACCACCAATAGCGTTAGATGTAAATTCTGCGGGATAGGTGACAAACACATCCTTTGTACCGGCACTGAAGTTAACCAATGCGCCTGCGTTACTGGATGAAATAACTGTGGTTCTGGCAAGCGTTGTACCGGATGAATTGTATGTACCAATACCAACTTCCCATTCCGAGCTACTTTGCCCAGCAATGGTGTAATAGGTGGTGTTTGAGTTTCCTATGACGGCAAAGGACTGATACCCAGTTGATGCCCCGAGCAGAGTCACTGTCCCCGTACCCGCCGTGGTGGTGGTCTCTTTAACTCGGTCTGCAAGTACAAAAGCCATGTGCGTCCTTAATCCGTCTCAACCAACGTCCAGTCAGGGGTTTCTGAGTTGTCTACCAGCGCCCAGCCAGCAGTTTGAGAATTGTTGACATTTTGCCAGTTTGCGGTCTGGCTGTCATCTACCAATTTCCAGTAGATTGCAATTACAGACCCAACAGAACCTGTAGCCTGAACCCCAGTTAAAGCAAACGATTTGTTTAAACCAACCGTACCAACCAGCCCAGCAGCACCACTGCCTGTTATAGGGCCACCTTGAGAAAAGACAACAGTGTTAACTGCACCCGAAGCCACAACGCCGGTCAATGCTATAGAAATAGCGGGGCTTACTGTTCCAACTGAACCTATAGCTTCGTCGCCAAATGTTGCGTCAGACTCGTTGTATATGACCGTACCAGCAAGACCAGAAGCCCCAACTCCTGTTAACGCAACTTCTTGGCTTTGTGTAACAGTCCCGACCGCTCCTGCGGCTGACACCCCTGTTATGGCAAATATCTTTTCTGGGGTCAGCGTACCCGCAAACCCACTGGCGTGAACTCCGGCTATTAACGGGAAATTTGTCTCATCTACAGCACCAACATCTGCGTTGGACAAAACACCAGTCAAAGCAACAGATATGCTTTGTACAACCGTCCCAGCACTGCCCGATGCTTCTACGCCTGTTACTGCTTGAGAATTTACGGCGACAACCGTACCTACACTACCTGTCGCCAATACACCTGACAGAGCAAATTCTTTACCTGCTACAACTGTTCCAACATCCCCAGTCGCGGCTACGCCCGTCAGGGCAACGACGACTACATTTTCGCCAAGAGCGGCATAAGGTGACTGGGCGTATGCGGATATACCAAACATGGTCTACGGCCTGCGCCGCCTCCGCTTAGGTTGTGGCTAAACGCAACAAAGCCGTTGAAGTTGTGTCTGCTGGCATGGTCAAGGTAAAAGTTCCGGCACTGATAGTTTGTGAACCAAACGTATGGACAGAAACCGCCTTGTTACTCTGAGAGGAGTTGTAAATCAACACCGCATCAAACGCTGTGGTCAAAGTCACAGAGGTGTAGACCAAGCTAGCAGAAGGCGTAAAAAACGCCACGCCCGCCGTAGCAGATGCGTTTGTTGCCGTAGGAGGGTTTGCTATTGTTACCGTTATGCCACCTGCGGTGTACCCAGCACCAGAGACTTCTCCGGTTGTAGTGTATGCAGTGGTCGATGCGTTAATGGTAGCTGACGCCAAAAACAAAGCTGCTTTAAACGTATCAGCGGCAGATGTGCCACGGGTTGGCGCAGTGCCGAAGTTGTGAGTTGCTGTCATCAACTCGCCCATGAACGAGGTACACATTGATTGGGTATTTGCCACTTGGATTCTCCTTAAAACGAAGCTGCTCTGCCGCCAGCAAATGTTGGGGGCTTTTTCAAAGTTACATGCGCGGAACGGTGGACAAGTTCTCCGTCCAACCAGTACTCAACCCATGTGGTGTGTTCATTGTCATTATCGACTGTACCTTCCCGCTTTTCAAGCAGAGAATCGTCCATTTCGCCTTTGGTTGTGGTTACTAGCATTACACGATCCTTATGAGTGCTGACGTGCTGGTGTTTGCAGGCATCGTCACGGTGAATGAGGTGGTTGATGTTTTGTTGTTGCCAAAGTCAAGGACGCAAACTGCGCCATTGTCTCCGGCTTTGTAGATCAACGCGCCACGGGCTGTGATCGCGCCTGTCCATGACGGAGAAGAAAAAGTCACGTATGTCACGCTGCCGGACGCTGTTGTTTGAGAAGACACTGTAGTGGTGACGATCTCTCCGCCTGCCACGTAGTTACCGCCTGATGCCTCACCAGTGGTTGTGTAGGCTGTGGTTGTCTCGTCCAATGTTGCATCGTTGGTGTACAGAGCCAGTCGGAACGTATCCGAGGTCAAGTTAATTGACCCGTTTGCCAGCCCTGCCCGCAGCGTATTGCAAGAGAAGTTGCCTTGAAAAGCCATCAGGTCACCGCCTGTCTAAACTGTCCTGACCTGTAAGCGTCTTGACGCTCCATGCCATCGCCCAGACGTTTCGCCAACGCAAGTGCTTCTTTGAACTTGGTGTCGTACAACGTGATGATGTCTTGCTCACCTTTCATAAAAGTGTAAGCCTCTACCAATGAGCCATACAGCAAAACGGAATCAAAGTTGTCCCCCAACCATGTTGTGGTCGCGGTGGTGATGGATTCTGGGTAGTAATAGTAGTGAAGCTCAACGTAATACGCCGCATCAGGCGTTGGGCCAAGGATAATTGACAATTCGTTGGTGATCGCAGAACTGACAATCGTCGGGCCAAACAACGCGTAGTATTTTGGAACACCTTTGTCGTTTGGCGCAGGGTACGCCTGACGGATGAAATTCACATCCTTGTTGAGTAAATACTCAAACGTGCCAGTGTCCAAATCACCACCAACAACACCTGTCACCAATGCCAACGAATACACAGACAAAAAGTCATTTGGCAAAGACACGTACTTATTGCTTGACGTGATCGCTGTGTACTGATTCTTGCGAAGCGACGGGAACTGAACCGAGTTGTAAATGCGCTGCTCAGCCTGCTGAATGAACCGATTGATCTGAGCGGTTGAATTCTCAGTCGATCCATCAGCAAGGTATACAGGGGGAAACTGATTCTCCGTGTATGACTGAATTGCAATTACAAGCTGGCTGTAGTTCACGCCATTGGCCCCCGCGCCATCACGCCTTTAGTAGCCGCGCCAGTGCCACGGATTTTGATACCAGTGGTTTTGGTGGGCTTGTAGTCATTGCTGTGAGCATTTGCCTCAGAGACGTTTAGGTCTTTCATGTATTTTTTATTGTCAGCCTCACCAACAACAACGCTTGGAACTATTTTTGGTTTTTTGTAATCAACCATCTTAGCCTCCGCGACCAGAAGAGCGTTGGTTCATGACCTTCGCCATGTTGCGACCATACTTGAGCATGTTGGCGTTTGTTTTGCCGCCAGCCGCCATTTTGTGCATACGCTTTTCGTGGGACTTAACTGCTTTGCCCGCGATCTTTTTTACCTGCTTCGTGTCCATGTTTAAACTCCTAAGTTACGCTTACCGTGACTGTACCAAGTTCCACCGCTAAAACCAAATTATTTGGAGTCAAAGCAGCATCAAAAAACGCTGCCCCACCCACTGGGTTCCAGCCCCACTGAAAGATTCGACTACCACCCTCCACTGTCCCAGTACCCAATGGGCCTGTACCAGTTGGGACAATCTGCAACCCGCTTGTTCCTGACAACACATAGCTGCGGTCAGGACGAGGATTCCTTAAAGCCTGTGGGTCGTCCACCGGGAACATACCCAACTGCAACTGCGGTTGATCAGGATCCCAGCAAGCCGGGCAAACCAACAGGTTGTAGTTCTTGGTCTTGATGATCTCCGTCTTCAAGATGTTGAGCTTGAACCGCTGATCGCAGCGATCACACTGCGCAATCGCGTGCTTACCACTGGCAAACCTGTTGCCCACTGTTACCTCCCAATGTAGGTTTGACGGGGAACAAGCCTCAAGGCAGCTTTCTCATGGTCTTCGTACGCCGCAAGCTCCCAAGCCTCGTCATACTGCTGTTTCAAGAATCCAAGACGTTCTGCGCCAGTGGGGATCTTTCCGGCGATGTAATACGACAACCCCGCTGCCATACAAGGCAGGAAGCGGAAAGGAACGTCCATGACGTTTACACCCCCACCAGCGTCTTGGGTGCGGCGTAGACGCCAATACACCAATTGGTAGGTCTGTGCGTTGTCCGGTGTGGGCCAGACGGTTACAGCGGGAACCTGCTCCCAATACACGGTCGCATTGTCCGCATGGCTTGCCGCCGTGGTGTTTTGCTGCCCACGGAAGCAGTTGTACAGGACATTCCCGTCAATGTATCCATAGTTGATGATCTCATTGTCAATCTTGACAAACCCGGCGGCTGGAAGCCCCACCACGGAGTCCAACGTAATCTGGGTAACTGTGCTGTTAATTGCACCGTCTAGGGTTAACCCTGTCGTTGATGTTTGTCCGTTGTAGCGTTGAATCCAAATCTGGATTGGTCTGGCTTGCGTGATCTTGTTGGGGATCGTCGCATAAGTAGAAACGCTGATGCGGGTGATGGTCAGATCAGCCTGAGTTGAGGCGATGTTTCCGCCAGTACGGATGACATGCTCCAACAGGTCAATGGTGTCGTTGGGTAGAGGGTAGGTGTTCTGACCCTGAACCAAGTCAATTGTGCCAGTCTCAATTGTCCACAGATTGATGCCACGGTTGGCCCAATCAGCAAACATGATGTTTAAACTGCGTCTGGCTGTACGTAGGTCATACCCGGTACGCAACTCACCACCGGCGCGTTCAAACGCTTCCTCGACCAACTCGGTGAGGTCTAGGTTAAAGCTTGATGCACCAGAGGTATTTGCCATTATCTAAACCCTGCCGTTTTCTTTGCAATGTTCTTTGGTTGTGCCACAAACTGTTTGCCCTTGGCTTTGCCCGCCCGCTTTGCACGGGTTGTAGCGGCATACTCCGCTGGGCTTAGACTTTTGATCGCGGCCTCTGGGAGATACCGCTCACCCGTTTTGGATGAGGGTTTACCCGACTTGGTTCGCCATTTCTGGTCGCCCCAAGATTTAAGGGATTGTTGCGGTGCTTTAAGAGACATTTTCTACCTCTTGTATTTTGGCAGAGATTAAATAGTCTTTTGCTTTTTGTAGCAAATGCTCACTGTCCCCCAATAACCCAAGCCCACGATTGCAATTTGG